TGTACTTCAGCTAGAGCAGTTTTCTCTGCTGTATCAGCTTGAGCTGCTGCTTGGGCTTGAATATTAGCTTGTTGATTAGCTTGGTCTTCAGCGTTTTTAGCTTTACGTTTAATCTTAAGCATTTGATTAGCTAATTTAAGATTTTTAATTTGTCTTAAATCTATAGCATCTTCTAAATCTATTCCTTGAGCTTGTAAAGCTACTTGAATATTTTGTTCTAATTGAGCTTCTTCTTCTTCATCAGGTTCTAATTCTAAGAATATACCGAAGTCATGTAAATTAAGATTTACAATTTCTTCTAATGTTTTAATATTAAAAGTAGATATAGAATTTTGTAATGCCGCTTTTGTTAATGGAAACTCTAAGGCATCCGCTATTTTTAATCCTATATTTTCTGCTAATTTTAATGTTAAATATAAACTAGACTGTACAATATGTCTAGTAGCTACATTAGATGCGTTAGCTGCAATCTTTTGCAATCCTACTAGTGTATTTCTATCTGGTGTACTTCCATCTCTAGCTTCATTTAATCCGGTTACGTCTCTTATCATTTGTAAATAATACTGATAAGTTTGAATTAAACTTTGTATTTTAGCTCCACCCGCAGATGAATTAAGTTCTTGAATAGGTACTTTACCTGGATTCATATCTCCTTCTTGAGTAAGAGATCTACCAACTATAGAACCAGTTTGGAAATACATATTCAATGCCTCCGCTGGATTATAATTTGTTCCATTACCTAAATCAACCTCTGCTAAACCATCCATATCTAAATAAATACCGTCTGGAACTAATCTTGAAATCACTTGTTGTAATTTTAAATGAGTCAACTGTATCATATCAGCAAACCCTATACACTTACTTACTATAGATTCAATTCTACCTTTGTATATTCTAGGAGAACAAATAGCATAATTCATTTTTACTTTAGTAGTGTCTGCCATAGGTCTTGACATGTTTTCAGCTAAATTCCATTTTAACATGGTATTAGTTCCTAAAACTTTTGCTCCACTATATAATACTTCTATAGATCTTGAAACTCTTTCAAAGTTATCACTATCTGGTGGATTAAACGTGTCAGGTTTTTCTAAAGCTTTTTCTAATCCTTGATCAGTATGTTTTATTTTAAACACCTGATTATGGTATGTTTTATAATCAAAATATAAAACTTGTACAGTGTTTTCATCATAATCCCCCCATCCTGTAATATAAGATCTATTTCCAGGCATTGCTTGAATTCTTTCTAACTCTTCTTTAGATATATTAGGAAATTCTTTTTTAAGTTCTGGTATAGTTATAGCTTTTAATTCTCCTACATAATATATATCTTCAAAATTTGGATCTTCAGTATAAGAATATACCATATAAGCTGGATCTACGTAATCTACAGTTACCCCTTCTGCTGTATTAAAATTAGTTTTAGCAGCAGCAATTCCACATACTGTTAAATCCATGTTTAATCTTCTTCTAATAAGATCATATTTATTTTGAGCTAAAATACTAGATATAGCTTCTTCTTCAGCTATTTCTATAGATTGCTTATATTTTAACTGCATATGTAATTCTAACTCATCTTTAGATTCTGGAACAATATCAATATTAGGAGTTTGATATAAATTTAATCCTAAAGTATTTTTTAATTCCTCTAAATATTCTTGTGAGAGCATATCTTCATAAATTTTTGAAGCGTACGCAGTTCTTTTCTTTATAGATTCAGGATCTTGAGCATAAGCTTTTATATCATAAGTCTTTTGAGATATGCCATTAGTTACTATGTCTACAAATTTAGATAATATAGGAACTGGTTTCCAGTCTAAATTAAGGTAAGATAAATCACCATTAATAGCTAATTCATCTTTATATTTTTGTATAGATTGCTCTCCACGAGCATATAATCTTAATTGGTGAAAGTTATTCCAATTAGTTAAATATCTATTACCATTAGTTCTTCCTTGACGAAACCACTCTTGTTCTATTGCTTGTGCAACTTGTTCGCCATATTCCCACGTAGCTTTTTCAGCATCACTCACTACTTGACTAGGAAATGGGCTATTGGTGTTAGTATATATATTCATTTAACTTATAATTTTTGATGAATTTCCTCTATTATCGTATCTTTTTATACCTAATTCTACAGATTCTTTTTTAATCTTATTTACTGGATAATACCTATGTTTATTACAAGCCATAAGCGCTAGGCCTGAACTAATAGAAGCATCATGTGTTGTTCTATTGTTTATATTAAATCTAGCCCAATCTTCTAAAGTTTTTTGAAAATACATATCACCATATCCTCTTTCTTTTAACCCAACAAAATGTTCTATATAAGTTTCAATTGCTGCGGCGTGTGCTTGTTTAATATCTTCACTTGAATTAGGTATTCCACCTATTTCTCTTTCTGTAACTGATAGTTTATTAATTTTTTTATCGGGTCTGTTCATGGCAAACCCTCTATAACCTCTTCTTTTAAAATAATATAAAAGTCTTGGTTTATTGTTTTCTGCAAGTATTGGCATTCCATAAAATACACAGGCCATTAATACGTCTTCAAAAAATATTTCCGCTGTTTGTGGTCTAGCTATATATTCTAAAAAGAAATGATTAGGAGGAACTTGCTCCATACTAAATTTAGTTAAACCATGTAAAGCACCTTTAGATCCTCTACCATCTACTGTTCCTGATATATCATAAGGGTCACATCCCAAAGCACCACAGTGTTCATTACCAGGATAATTTATACCATTTTTTATTTGTCTTTTATTTTGCAAATGTAAAGGCGGAACCCAACTAATTAAAAACCTTCCCTGATTGTTAGGAATAAATATTACATTAGTATCTTTTTCTCCATTTTCCCATTGAAAACTACCTCTAGTTATTTTAATAGAATTTTTAATATCTTCATTATAATCTATTTGTTGATAGATTTTAGTTAAATTAAATAAAGATTCTTTAGACTCATCTCGAAAAGCATGTTTAGTGGTTCTAGGAAATTGTCTATAAAATTCATTTAAACCGTCTTGGTCATTTTTTAATCCTTCAACTTCATTATCCCAGTACTCAACCACTCCGAGTTTGATTCTGGCTCCATGTGGACCTGTAACCTCCTCTTTTGGGGTTTCGAATACAGGTATGCCATAAGCATCAATGTATCCCTCGTAGTTCCATTCCATAGGTATGAACAAACTATATAGTCCTGAGCGAGTCTGTCCATTGGCATTTCTTTTTGTAACATCTGATCCATCATATAATTTTTTAAAGTTTCTGCCTCCTTTGTCTAAAGCATTTGAAGTACTTCCCATCATACACTTGCCAATAATTCTACTACCTAACCTTAATGTAGTTTTTGTAACTCTCCAGTTATTTAATATATTATTTGGTCTCTCCCATTTTCCTGATTCATCATGTACTAATAATTTTAATTTTTCACCATCATAACTATTATCACCAGTATTTTTCCAATCAATTGTCGTATCTAATCCTTGTAAATCTATTGCTTCACTACCTGTTTCTATCTTTCTTCTAGTAAATTTAGAAGCTGGTACTCTATATGCTAATTCTGTTTTAGGTCGATCCATACCATCTTGAATCGGTTTAAAAAAGAACGGATAATTTACTGATATAGGCACGACCTTGTCAGTAAACATCTTTTTAGCATCTTGTCCAGTTTTAGATAATATTCCATACCTAGAATCACTTGAGATACTTGCTAGATTTATTACCTCTCCTGAAGCCATAAAAGAAAATCCTGATCTACGATTTTTAAGGTAACAAATTCCATAACATCTATCATCTGCTTTACAAGCTTCCCAGAATATAAAGAATAATCTATTAGCTTCTCTAAAATCTGGTGGTCCAACATCTATTTTACTCCATTGTAAATACATATAATGAGTACCAGTAAGATAAGTAGGAATTCCTTTATTATAAAACCAAAAACCTTCTTCACGTTTTTTAAACTCTTCATCAATGTATCCAAACCATTTTTCTTTAAAATCTTCTGGATATTCTCTCCAATGAAAAACTGTTTTTATTCTTGTAAGAGGTTTAGGGTATTCGGTTTTAGTCCATGTGTTTTTTTTAAATTTATGAACTCTTTTTTCTTTAGGTAAAGCTATTTTAAGATTTTGTATCTCATATATTTCACCAATTTCCCCTGTTTTACTTATAATAATAATATCATGAT